TGCTAAGGACCCCAACGAGGCCCGCCAAAAGGCATTCGATGACTTCATGAAGGGTGCGTCTACCGACCAGCAGATTGAAGCGAAGCGCGTTGCCGAAACTTTAATCCGCTACGGAAAATAACCCTTGAAACTCATCGACATTATCCACTTGCTGCGTGCCTTCGACCGTGTGTGGGAAGACGCAGCGCTCACAAACGAGGAAAAACTGGCATGTGGGGAGGAGGTCCTCTTCCAACTCCCCCATTCCCACCTCGTCCCAACCACCCAGGCGACCCTTTTGGCCGCTCAGAAGTCCATACGGACTCGCCTGGACACCATCGAGAAACCCAGTGTCGCAAGCACCGAAACCGGACGCTCGAAAGGGCCGAAAAAACCCGGGAAGTCACTTCGCGAAGCTGAGTCAGACGCCTGAGGGGCGCGCTCAGTTAGCTGAGTGGCGTTCCCGGAGAAAGACTACCCCCAAACGGCCCTTCGGGGCCAAGGCGGGGTGGACCAAACACATGCGCCAGAAGGTTATGGCACACGCCATGGCTGAAGCCAAGCAACTAGTGAACATCATGGAACAGAAAGGCTACAACATCCCCAAGGACGAGTACGCCCGTGAAGGTATCGAAGCAGTGGTAGCCATGGTGCGTCTGACGGACATCAGTCCCAAGGACCGCCTTGCTGCGGCCCGCACGCTCCTCGACTTCACGATGGCGAAACCCGCCACCGACACCAACCTGAACGTTAAGAAGGCCGAGGATTTCCTCGCTGACCTGGCGAAAGATATGGACACCGAATGAGTATTGACGCCGTGCGAAAGCGGCTATTCGAGGACTTCGAGTACTACGCCAAGCACGCGCTCAAGATTCGAACGAAGGAGGGGACGGTCGTTCCCCTTGTCCTCAACGACGCCCAAAAGATTTTCATGAAGACTGTCATCCGACAGCTTCAGACAACCGGCAAGGTCCGCGTGGTGGTCCTCAAGGGACGCCAGCAGGGCCTGTCGACCATCATCGAGGGGATCATCTACTGGTGGACGAGCCAACACAAGGCCGTCAAGTCCATCGTTATGACCCACCTCGGGGAATCCACGAAGGCCCTGTTCGACATGGCCAAGCGGTATCACGAGAACGTCCCCGAGATCCTCCGTCCCCATACGAAATACTCGTCCCGCCGCGAACTCTCCTTCGACCTGCTCGATAGCTCCTACATGGTGGCTACGGCAGGCGGTGAGGGTGTCGGTCGAGGCGAAACCATTCAGTTGGCCCACCTGTCCGAGGCAGCGTTCTACCCGCCCGCCACGTCCAAGGACAACATCAACGGCCTCATGCAGGCCATCCCGAACAACCCCGGCACGTTCGTGTTCGTCGAGAGCACGGCCAACGGTATCGGCAACCCGTTCCACAACATCTGGACGGCAGCGGTCGAAGGCCGGTCGGAATACGAGGCTGTGTTCATCCCCTGGTTCGTCCAGCGGGAATATCGCAAGCCGGTGTCCAAGGGATTCGAAAGGACCCCTGCAGAAGACAAGTTGGTCAAGCTCTACGGCCTCGACGACGAGCAACTGATGTTCCGTCGGCACAAGATCGCAGACAACGGCGAAGAGATGTTCATGCAGGAGTATCCCTGCCACGCCGATGAAGCCTTCCTGACCTCGGGCCGCCCAGTCTTCCACACGCAGCAGATCAACGGACTCATCCAGAAAGCTCCGGACATCAAGGTCCGCATGGAGTTGATCGGCGAGTCCCTCGAGGAAGCCCCTCGCGGCGACCTCCTTCTCTACCGCCTCCACGATCCCGGCGAGACGTACTACATCGGTGCGGACGTGGCTATGGGCTACAAGGGCGGGGACTGGTCTGTAGCACAGATCCTCGACTCGCAGAAACGACAGGTCGGCGTCTACCGATCCCAGGTACACCCCGACTACTTCGCAACAGTGTTGGACAAGATCGGCCAGTTCTTCAACACGGCCAAGATCGGCGTGGAAAACAACAACCACGGCATTCTCACAGCAACCCGCCTAGGCAAAGACCTCTCCTATCCTAATTTGTACTTTGAGACGCACGTCGACAAAGAGACAGAGGATGAGACGGTCGTCTATGGCTTCCGCACCACCGTCAAGACCAAGCCTCTCATCATCGACAAGCTCCGCGCTTCGTTCCGTGAGAAGGACATCGAGGTCAACGACAAGGTGACCCTCAGGGAACTCATCACTTACGTGGTGACCGACGAGGGGAAGATGCAAGCGGAACCCGGGTGCTTTGACGACTGCGTAATGTCCCTCGCAATCGCGAATTTCATCCACGAAGGTCGCTTTACTCCTGTTGAGAGTACAGATGACTTCTACATCGAAATGATTTAATGGCTAAGGCTTCCAAGAAGTTCAAGCCTGTGTCGGAATCGGAACTCAAGGCTCTCGTCGAGAAGTACTCCACCTCCAGTGTCGAGTACTACTCATCGAAGCTGTCCGACGAGCGCAAGAAGGTCATGGAGTACTACCATGGCGAAAAGCCCGCTCCTTCCCACGCAGGTAATTCGAAGTACGTCTCAATGGACGTGTTCGATGCGGTGGAGTCCCTCAAGGCTGTGCTCTTGGAGACCTTCAGCGCAGGCAACAAAATCGTATCGTTCGACCCGCAGACCGACAATGACGTCGAACCCATGCGGATCGCAACGGAGTACGCGGACTACGTGATCCACCGTCAGAACGACAGCTACGGCACGTTCGCCTCGGTGATCCAAGACGGCCTCATGGCCCGCACGGGCATCGTCAAGGTGTTCTGGGACAAGCGTGAGGAAGAGCAGGAAGAGGAGTTCAGTGATGTAGACGTCGACTCCCTCGAGATGCTCCAGTCCCAGGAAGACGTTAAGGAAGTGAAGGCCGAGCACGACCCTGATACGGGCCTGTTCAGCGGCACCATCACGCGCTTGATCGACAAGTCCCAGGTCCGCTACGTCCCCATAGCACCCGAGGAATTCCTCATCACCTCGACGGCCCCCAGCATCGAGGAGGCCCACTTCGTGGCCCACCGGACCCGCAAGACGAAGTCCGAGTTGATCGCCATGGGCTACGACAAGGAACTGGTCTACAGCGTCGGAACGAACGATGACGACGAGTTGTCCATGTCCCCCGAACGGCTCGCCCGCTTCGAAGACATTGGCACCGGAGTGACCAACCTCGAGGAGGATCAGGACCAGGAGCAGACTGAACACGTTCTCATCACCGAAGCCTACATGCCAATCGACATGGATGGCACGGGGCAGGCGAAGCTGTGGAAGATCACGCTGGCCGGTACGGACGTCCTGCTCGACAAGGAGCAAGTCGACCGCAAGCCGTTCATCTGCTTCACGCCGCTGCCGCTCCCCCATGCATTCTATGGTGGCAACTATGCGGCCCGCGTCATCCCGACGCAGAACGCCCGCACGGTGCTCGTCCGAGGCATCCTGGATCACACGGTCATCACCAACAACCCCCGCCTCATGGTGGTCAAGGGTGCCGTGCAGAACCCCAAGGAACTCTTGGAGAACCGCGTCGGCGGCCTGGTCAACGTGTCGCGCCCCGATGGCATCCTCCCGATGCCGCAGTCGGGCCTGAATCCCTTCGTATTCCAAACGATCCAGATGTTGGACGAGGACAAGGAAGAGGTTACAGGTGTGTCGCGGCTGTCCCAAGGCCTGAACAAGGACGCCATCTCGAAGCAGAACTCGCAGGCATCCCTGAACGACATGGTCAGCCTGTCGCAGCAGCGCGAGAAGATCATCGCTCGGAACTTCGCGAACCACTTCGTCAAGGAGTTGTACCTCGAGGTGTACCGCCTGGTCCTTCTGAACGAGAAGCAGACGAAGGTGGTCCGCATCGCTGGCAACTTCGTGCAGGTCGATCCGACGGAATGGTCGGAAGAGGTGACATGTACCGTCGAACTGAAGCTCGGGTACAACGAGCAACAGCAAGAGGCGATGAAGTTCCTCACGATCCACTCGACGCTTGCCGCTGACCCGGGTAACGCACGCCTCTACACCGAGGCCAACCGATACGCCGTGTTCAAGACTGCCCTCGAGAAGACAGGCATCAAACAAGTCAACCAGTTCCTCACGGATCCGAAGACCCTGCCGCCCCCGCAGCCTGACCCGTTCAAGGTACAGGAGATGCAGTTGGAGCAGCGCAAGGTCCAAGTCCAGGAGTCCGTGGCTCAAACCTCCGCGAAGAAGACCGACCAACACGCTCAGATCGAGATGCTCAAGCTCCAACTGGAGAAGATGCAGATGCAGATGGAGCAGGTCATCAAGGGTCGCGAGGTAGATGTGAAGCAGTTCGTGGCCGAGTCCACAGCAGCACTGCACACGCAAGAGCTTCACCTGGCCGAGAAGGAGATGGAGAAGAACCCGCCGCAAACCCAAGCGGTTCTCAGGACCTAAATGGACCAAACCCTAATGCTCCAACGCGGCACTGCTGCAGAGGAGCTTCTAGCAAACGAGGCGTTCATCACTTCGGTGAACGAACTCTACAACCAATATTTCGCCGAGATCACTGCAAGCGACCTGAACGCCAAGGAGTTGCGAGAGAACCGCTTCTTCCAGCTTCGGGCGCTGCAGGACATCACGAACGAACTTCGGAGTTGGGTCACGCAAAAAGACTCGCTCCTTTCCCCCACTGAAGAGTAAAACACATGACGACCACCACCCAATCGGGCGTGGCTGATGCTGCGCCGTCATTCGAAGCATTAGACGAAGCTGACGCAGCCAACGAATTTCTGAACCGATGGAGTGAAGAGGACCCGGCAACGGCATCCGAAGACCCTGAGGACGAAGACCCGAGCGACGAGGATGATGAACCAGTCGAGCGGGAGGAAGCCGAAGAAGACCCCGAAGAAGCAGAGGAAGCCGAAGAGGACCCTCAAGAGGCCGAGGAGTCGGACGAAGAGCAAGACGAAGGCGAAGAAGCCGAGGAAGCCAAGCCCAAGAAGGGCAAGGTTCTCGACGACGATGCTGTGGTCAAGCTCAAGGTCGACGACAAGGACCTCGAGGTATCCGTGAAGGATCTGAAGCGCCTTTATGGTCAAGAGGCGGCACTGACGCAGAAGTCGCAGCAAGTCGCGGCCCAGCGCAAGGTAGTGGAAGAAGCAAACCAGAAGGCAGCAGCACAGCTTGATCGCCTCCACCAGAAGGCCCTGGCCCGATGGGAGCCTTACGCGAAGATCGACATGCTGGTCGCAAGCAAGCAACTGGACGCTGATTCTTTCGCAGCCCTTCGCGCCGAGGCCCAGGCAGCCTACGAGGAAGTGCGTTTCATCACCCAGGAAGTTGACCAGTTCGTTGCAACTGCGAACGATCAACGCCAGAAGCAAGTCAAGGAAGCGGCGACCAAGGCCGTCGAGTACCTCTCGAAGAACGTCAATGGGTGGAACCCGAAGACGTATGAAGAGGTGCGGTCGTATGCGGTCTCCAAGGGAATGCCCGAGCACGTAGTCAACGGAGTGGTCGATCAGTTCGCTCTCGAGATGATGTACAAGGCAATGAAGTTTGACCAGGCGAAGTCGGTAGTGACCAAGAAGGTCAACAAGACTCCCGCCAAGGTCCTCAAGCCCAACAAGGTTGTCTCCTCGTCGGCCAACAAGGTCGACACCACCACGAAGCTCAAGCAGCGCCTGGCGAAGTCGGGATCCACCGAGGACGCTGCGGACTTGTTCATGGCTCGCTGGTCTTAACCCAACACTCTCAAGTACCCCAAGGGCCGCACACACATCCTCGCGGCCCTCACTCCATCTTTAGGAATACACACAATGAGCAGCACTGCATTCAAGACGTACGATATGGTCGGCGTGAAGGAAGATATTTCGGACGTGATCTCGAACATCAGCCCGACGAATACCCCCTTCCAGACGTTGGTGAAGACCGAATCGGTCCACAACACGTTGTTCCAGTGGCAAGAAGACAGCCTCGCGGCAGTCGGTTCGAACGCTGCAGTTGAAGGCGCAGATGCTTCGGATAGCGCAATGAACGCTACCACGATGCTGTCGAACTACACGCAGATCCTCACGAAGACGGTCCGCGTGTCCAACACGGCTGACAAGATCAGCACCTACGGTCGCGCCAAGGAAACGGCACTGCAACTCTCGAAGAAGTCGGCAGAACTGAAGCGTGAACTCGAGTACGCACTCATCGGTACGGCGCAGAACGCTGCGGTCGGTAACGAGACCACGGCCCGCAAGTTCGGCAACGTGTTCGGCACGGGTGCCACGGGTGCAGCGCTGATCGACGCGGGCAACGTGATCGACCACACGGCAACCCCGGTTGCTCTGTCGGAAAACGACATCCTGACCGCGAACCAGAAGCTGTATGAAGGCGGCGGCGAAGCGAAGATCATGATGATCAAGCCGGGTGACTCGCTCACCGTGGCAGGCTTCACGGCTGCTGCTGGCCGTACGCGCTTCTTCGATGGCTCGGCAGACAAGACGGTCGTCAACGTGGTCGATCTGTACGTCTCGCCGTTCGGTGAGCAGAAGGTCGTGCTGAA